CTGGGGCCCCATACCCAGCATGCATGGTCCCTGTGATCTGCACATTTGTTGAAATTGACTCGTCGCTACTGGTAAATGTGATCTCAACGGCAGTCTTTGTTCTGCTATCTTTTAGGTACGGGATACCGAACATCGTTCCGCAGTCAGCCTCTTTTGAGGTTAGCCCTGCGTCTCGTCTCTCTGCGGTAACCATTCCATCTAATTTGCTGAAATACGGAACGATGTAGCCTTGGGATATTAAGACGGACCTTACTGCCTCAGTGTTTGAGGCAATTGACTTCTTTGCGCCAAGGTCAATGGCCTCAGCTGAGCATGTGCCGTGGAAGAGCAGGACGAATATAGCGAACCAATACTTGTTCATAACGCTTCCTTTTTAAGTGTTTATCTCTTTCTAAATCTGCGGTGCTCTACCATTGTGCCAATGATGTGCATCGGTCCATCTCGATCAGATCGAAGGGTAGGGTAGTCACTGTTAAGTGGAACTAATTCAAACACATCGCTGCCTGATTCGTTGGTGCCTCTTGGCCGGTACTTTTTGAAAGTGGCTTCTTCGTGGCCATTTTTGGCGACAACCATGTCACCAGGCATTGGCAATACAGCTGGATCAATGATGACAATATCGCCCTCTTTGAAGTCAGGGAAGTTTGAATCTCCCTTGATTCTGAGTGCAAAGCCATTGTCGCCGATTTCCTCTGTGGTGCTTATCGTTTCTGATCCAGAGCCCGGTGCATACGCATCAGTAGCCTCGGTCCATAGTCCTGCCTGAACATACCCAATTACTGCAATCACTCTGCTGCTAGGGCCGGCAGGCTCCGTACCATTCCACTCTTTGCCCGTGTTTTCGACCAAGTAGTGCAAGTTTTTGCTTATTTCGTACACGTTGCTATCCATGGGTTCTTCCCCTGTGGCTAGCCACTCCATTCGAGTGTTTGTTGCATAGGCGAGTTTGGCCAAGGCTTCTGGGCGAATGTTCTTAGTCAGCCCGCTAATCCATTGGCTAACCGCCCCTGGGCTTACGCCGCAAGACTCAGCTATTTCCTTGTGCTTTCGCCTGCTCCGCTTAATGGCAAATGCGATTCTTTCATGTCTGTTCATTTAGTTAGCTTAACATTCCGTCAATTTAGTATGCTTAACCTCTTGACTGTTGCGTATTTAGCAAGCTAAATATGAGCATACAAGTCGAGGCACGATATGAAGACGCAAGACGCAATCACCTACTTTGGTAACCAGTCCAAGCTTGCCAAGGCGCTCTGTATCACTGATGGCGCGGTATCTCAGTGGGGCGAGTATCCACCTCGCGGCCAGCAGTTTGAGATTCAAGCCCTTACCCATGGCGACCTTGTAGTTGAGCCGAAAGTAAAAACAGCAGCCTAAACCGCTGCACACCGGGCCTCTGGCCCGGCTTTTTTATCTCAAAAAACAGACCTGAAACGCACTGAAATAATAATTCAAAAGGATTCAGCCATGACAAAAGCACAGTTTGACTTGTCATTTGAAGCAGGGTTGCTAGAGCAGTTCCCAGAGTTCCGTGAAGCGGTGCATGCCTCCGTTTCGGGGTGTGGCCGGGCGCTCAAGGCAGTGGCCGCGGATCTGGACATGACCAGCTCAGAGCTATCTCGCAAGTTGTCCAGCAACCCGAATGACCCCGTTCACTTTCCGCTAGACCGCCTGCCTGAGCTGATGGCGGCAACCGGTGATCTTCGCCCTATTTACTGGCTCATCGAGCGCTTTCTGGATGATGCAGATGCTAAGCGTGCGCGTGACTTAAAAGAGCTGGCTGCGCTTATCCCTCGCTTGCAGCGCCTTGTGCACAGCACAGAAGTGGAGATGGGCACGAATGGACGTGGTTGATATGGCGCACGATCGCGAAGAGGCCGACCGCGCAGCAGCCATCAAGAAGGCCTGCGTTAAGCCAGGCAAAGATGTAAGCAACTGGCACTGCGAAGACTGCTTGGAGTCCATCCCAGCGGCGCGCCGTGAGGCGGTAAAGGGCTGCACGCGCTGCGTGGATTGTCAGGATTATGCAGAGCAGAAGGGCATAGCATGACGAGCAAAGACCCCTTCACAATTCACGACATCAGTACCGCATTGCTCTACATCAGCCCAGAAGACCGCGACACATGGCGCCACGTTGGCATGGGCATCAAGGCTGAGTTTGGCGAGTATGGCTTTGATGCCTGGGACAAATGGAGTCAGAGCGGCTCAAGCTACAAAGCAGCCGATGCGCGCACCGTATGGAAGTCGATGCGGCGGAGCGGATTTACTATTGGCACGGTAATTCATCTTGCTATGGAGGCCGGCTGGAAGCCAGAGCGCAAAGAATTATCAGCAGAAGATCGCAAGCGCCTCACCGCAGAAGCAGAGCAGCGCAGGGCACAGCGACAGGCCGAGATTCTGGCCGATGATGAGCGCACCCGCCGCATGAATGAAGTGGTGGCCGCTGCCTGCCAGCGCGTATGGAATGAGTTTTGCGTGGAGCAGGGCGAGTCTGCCTATCTGTACCGCAAGCACGTTGGCGCGCACGGTGTACGGTTTCTGCGCCAAAAGCTGATGCTGGTGATCGATGACAAAGAAGCACGTGCCGATATCTGGACCGGATCATCCATCAAAGATTTCTTTGACGACCTGCCCAAGCCGCGCCCCGATCACCTGAGCTTTTCAATCTACAAACCCGGCTCGGTGATAATGCCGCTGCGGGATGGCAACGATAAGCTGTGGTCTATTCAGGTAATCGACAGTGCCGGCGGCAAGTTGTTCCCTAAGTACAGCCGCAAGAGTGGCTGCTTCTGCCTGCTCGGCACCTTTCATGTGTGCTCCGATCACCGCGTGCCAATCATGTATGCCGAAGGCTACTCAACTGGCGCCAGCATCTTTGAAGCCTTCGGCAAGCAAGTGCCGGTGATGGTGGCTGTTGATAGCGGAAACTTGGTCAAGGTTGTCGCAGCTAATCGCCAATTGTTTCGCGAGAATCCGCATGTGATTTGTGGCGACGACGACAAGAACACCGAAGGCAATCCCGGCAGAACGGCGGCAGATATTGCTGCCAACGGCCCAGATGCCTGCGCAGTATTCCCTGAGTTTCCCGAAGGTGCAGCCGGCTCAGATTTTAATGATCTGCATTTGCTCAGTGGTCTTAAAGCGGTGCGTACGCAAATTGAACATGCCCGTGAAGTGGCTGCCGAGATTGTTCCGGTTGTATGGGTTTCGGATGATCACCTGTCTTCCCCCGCCCATCAGGATCAGAGCGCGCCTGCTGAGCCGGTTAAGCCGTCCGCCTCTCCTGTCCTCTCTACTGCAGAGGGCGCGGATGCATGGACACCGGAAAAGCTGCTCCAGCGCTTTGCGATGATCTACGGCGAGACAAAAGTTTTTGATATCCATCGCAAGCAAGTCATGAAGTTTGCAGCGCTGGCCGGTCTCGTTGGCAAGAAACTGGCCGATGGCTGGAAGAACACGCCTGAGAAAAAACAAATCGACCAAGAAGACGTAGAGCAGCTCGTCGCGGCCAAGGGGGCTCCGGGGAAGGTGCGTGGTCTGGTGGACCGTTATGTGCTGCTGCACGGTACCGCCCAGGCGTGGGACATGGACGACAAGAAGTACATGACACAGGCCGCACTCAAGATGGCGCTTGGCTCATCGTATTCAATCTGGGAGAACTCTCCGGACAGGCGCGTTGTGCGCGCTGATCGTCTGGTGTTTGATCCGCGCCAGAAAGTTGACCCTGCTACTCACATCAACACCTTCACCGGGCTGCCGATGAAGCCAGCTGATGATGCCAGCAAGTGCCAAGCAATCATCGATCTGCTGTTCTGGCTGGTGAATGACGATCTCGATGCCTACTGGTGGATTGTAAAGTGGCTGGCGTTTCCGCTGCAGAACATTGGCGGCAAAATGCGCACAGCCTTACTTGTCCACGGTCGCAATCAGGGCGCGGGTAAATCGCTGTTCTTTGGTGATATCCAGCGCGAGATATACGGCCTTGAGTACGGTGCAGTGGTAGGCCAGCACCAATTGGATGGCAGCTACACCGAGTGGCGCTCACGCAAGCTGTACTGTGTATTCGAAGAGATCTTCAGTAACGCAACGAAGTACAGCCACATGGGCACCGTGAAGCACATGATCACGGGCACCACTCAGCGCATCGAGAAGAAGTTTGTTTCAGGCTGGGAAGAAGACAATCACATGAACGTGGTGTTTCTCTCCAATGAAAACCAGCCGCTGCCTGTTGAGCCTAATGACCGCCGCCTGCTCGTGATCTGGCCTGAGCGGAAGCTCGATCCAGCGATTACTGAGCGAGTGGAAGCGGCGATGAAAGATGGCGGCATTCAAGCCTGGTACCGGTATCTGCTCGATCAGGACCTTGCTGACTTCAATGAGTTTACTGAACCACCGATGACTGAAGCCAAGCGCAGGCTGATTGACTATGGCCTGCCAAGCTGGGAAGCGTTTCTGCGCGACTGGCAAGCAGGTGTGCTGCCATACCCATATGCAAGCTGCCAAACAGCGCAGCTATACGCCGCATACAAGCAGTGGTGCCACGATGCAGGCGAGGGCTCAGTCCTATCCAGAAACAAGCTCACACAGATGCTAGTGCCCTTCCTGAAGCGCAAAGAGAACGTGCACTACCTCTCTGGCGCCGGATCAAAGAAAGGAACCTTCTTTGTTGTCGGTGATCCAGGCGAAGGTGAGTCCACTGAAAAGTGGCTTGGCCGGTGCGTGACTGATTTTGAACGGTCACTAGGGACAAACAATGCGTAATTTTGCCGACCTTGCCTACCCTTTGCCGACCTTTTTGCCGACCCCTAAGTTGTTGAATTTTATTCATTTGCCGACCTTGCCGACCTTTCAGGCGCGTGCGCGCATACGTGTAAATATATTTATATCCGTAATTCTTTATGCAATGAAAAAACCCTACATGCGCGAGGAAGTGGTCGGCAAGGTCGGCAAGGTCGGCAAATCTTTAATAAACAAATACTTAGACCATGGGTAAAGGTCGGCAAGTAACTCGGCAAGGTCGGCATTAAAAAAACAACAGAAATTTAAGAAGGGAAACGAGAGATGAATGCAAAACGATTGATGGCAATGATGACAGCGCGTGGTGTTTCGATTGGTGCTGTTGGTGGTGGAACAGCAGAGATAACCCGGGCAGATGTTGCGGCTGGATTATCGTTTGCTGGCGTAAGCGTTACGGCTGATCGATTGATTCGCCTGGCATACTGCGATGATGTTTCACAGATTGCGCTGCTCAAGGCTGGCCTAGTGCACGAAATGCGCAACGAAGTAACGTGTGGCCGCTCAATGCTCTATGCCATGGTATCGCTGGCACTGATGGAGCTAATGGGCCGCAGGCTGTGCGCAACCTGCAATGGCGCAGGTACGGTAGCAACCAAGTGCTGTTCGGTGTGCCACGGTGCTGGGTTGAAGGCATGGAGCCAGCGAGCAAGGGCAGAGGCGCTATCAGTTGCACAAACAACATTCCGCCGCGAGCATGAGAACAATGCCAACAAGGTGTACCAGTACGTGGTCAACCTAGAAAGCGATGCGCTATCGGCACTGGCAAAACAATTTGCAGATCGGGCTGCATAATTAAATAAAAATTAGCTATTGCATGGTTGGCGCAAAATCAGGTACATTTTTCCCATGATCAAATAAAACCGTCCGCAGCAATGTTGGGCGGTTTTTTTATGCTTAAACGAAAGTAATTATCCTGTGCGCTGGCTTGCCAGCTTTCACGCCCGCCACCCTCGCGGGCTTTTTTATTTCGGTAACCATCATGATTGAAAGCAGCCGAGGCGCTACTGAGTTCTTAGCTTACTTGGCCATGATGGGCTTTGCAGGATGGGGCGCATTGGTCAGCTACCTGCACAAGGTTCGCAATGGTCGACGCTTTCGGTGGAGCGATCTGGGCATCGATGTATTCTGTTCTGCATTCGTTGGGCTGGTCGCTGGTTTAACTTGCGAGTCTGCCAACCTGCCAATGGTTCTGATCTTTGCAGTCGTTGGCATGGCTGGCCACATGGGCCCGCGCTTCCTTGGTTTACTGATC